ATGCAGAACACCATCTTTCGCAAATTCAAACGGTCCGGCGTTGCGCTGCTGGCCGGCGCCGCAATCCTCACTGAGCCCGGTTGCGGGACTCTCACCAGCCAGCAGGAAGGCGCGCTCCTGGTTAGCGCGGAGACGTTGGCAAACATCGCGGGCACTGCCGCTGCCACTTACTACGGCGGTCCCACCGCGGGGCAGGCGGCAAGCGCCGGTCTGAGCGCACTGGCCGCGGTATTGCAAGGCTACGTCGGCACGAAAATCCCCGCCACGGTGGTACAGGCGACTCCGGGAGTGGCAGGCGTGGGCACGGCGGTGGAGGGGGTTGTCTCGCAAAGCCAGCCGGTCACGCAGACGGACGTAAACACGGTCAACCAGGCGGCTGCCATCGCTGCGGCACATTGATCACCGCGCAATCTTCAAACAGCCATGAACTTACTCAAGTCCATCTTACTCGGCTATGTGCGGCATGGTCTTACGGCTGCCGCCGGTTATCTCCTGGCGCACGGTCTGATCGCCCAGGCGGATCAGCAGGTGATCCTCAGCGCGGGGCTGGCATTGGCCGGCGTAGCGTGGAGCACGATTAGCAAGCTGGCCCATGACGAAGAATTGCGCCTGGCGCAAAAGGGCGCCGTCGCCGGAACCGCGCAGTAAATCAATCGCTCATGGCGATGTCCCCGGGGGCAGCCATGGATGCGCATAAGTGGAAACACAGAACAGAAATGCCTCTCTTTCGCCGGATATGATGTTGATCGCTGAACTTACTTTTGAAAACGCCGGTCCTTTCCTGACCGTGACCATCGGCCTCGTGGCGCTCTTCGGCTGCATGGGACTGCTGCTGAGGGTGGCCAATGACGCGCGGACCCTCTTCGGCCGCCAGCCGCCGCTGGACAATGACGTCAGGAAGATTGAGGCGCGGGTCGCCAGGCTGGAGGTCGTGATGGAACGGCTGGCGACCCGCGAGGCGCTCGCGCAACTGGAGCGCGATTTCCGCCAGACGCTGGAGGAGAAATTCCAGGCGCTGGATGCGAAGCGCAGCCGGGATACGGCGGAACTTCACCGCCATGTGGAGACGACCGCGGGCAACTTTCACAAGCGGCTCAACGACATCTCCGCCGCACTGGGAGACGAGATCAAGCGGCTGCCTAACGAAGTTTTCCAGATGCTCAAAAACGCCACAACCCTCGGGAACCATTGACTTATGCGAGCCACTAACATTCGCCGAACCATCCTCGACATCCTTGAGCGCGCTCAGCCGTACGCGCTGCCGGAGAGCCAGCTTATCGTGGAACTCAACGGGGCCATGCGGCCCGCGGTCAGTACCGCCGAGTTTGATGACCAACTCCTCTTCCTGCAAATCCGCCGTTACGTAACCACGGTGCCGGACCCCCTGGACGATCAACTCGTCAAGTGGGCCATCACGGAAGCCGGCCTGACCATGCTGCGGCAGTAACTCACCATGGATTCCACAGACAACACAGCCGAAGCGCCCGAATCTCTCGTCGGTGGGAGTATTGGTGCGCGACTCGATGAGATCAGCGATACCAGCAGGGAAGCGAATCTTATCTGCAAGGCATTTGGCAAAGCGAGTGAGATAACGGAGGCCAATCTCGTGCTACTGGCGCAGGCGACGTCGCAGGAGCTGGCCAAAAAGCCGGAAGAGCGCGATGCAAAGCTGCTGGCGCAATACTTCGCGATTGCGCTTCGCGCCAGGGACTTGGATTTGAAAGACAGCGCCCATCAACTCTGCCGCGAAAAACATTACTACGATCTCGCGAGGAAATCGCTCGAGTTTGTGGCGCAACTTAAGGACATCAACGACGGCGAAGAGGACGAGCGGGAAAAGATCCAGAAGGCAATCCTGCTGCTCTTTGGCGAGGATGCCATCGGTTTTGAATTACCGAAAGAACAGGAGGTCGCCTGATGTATTGGAACCCATTCGAGGAGGCGGTATTTCCGCGCAGACGGCGAAAGAAGCGGAAGGATACTCTCCTGACTCTCCGGGAATACCAACGGCGAGCCTTTCAATGTGACCTCGGGATATTAGTGGTTCACTGGTCTCGCCAAATCGGTAAGAGCTTCACGTTAGCAGCATGGGCCGTCCGCCGATTGCTCGATCATCCGGGCCGGCTGGTCACGGTGCTCAGTAACAGCGCCTCAAATGGGATTGAGTTTCTTGTGAAGGTGGCGAGTGTCTGCGACTTATTCCGGGTAACATTCGAAGCGGCAAGGCTCTCCAAGGATCGCCGCGTTGAGAACATGCGGATGGAAGTCCGCATCAAGGTAAACAAAAAGTTCGGGCGCATCATCGTCCTGGCAGCAAATCCTCGCACGGCACGCGGCTTTTCCGGCGACCTGATCCTGGATGAATTCGCCTTCCACGAGGACAGCGATGCAATCTGGGACGCGGTCGAGCCGATCATCAGTTCGAATCCCGATTACCTCTGCCGCATCGCCTCCACGGGCAATGGACGCTTCAATATGTTCTACCGGATGGCGAACGAGATGTCGCCGTACATGGTGAGCCGCATTCGCAGGAGTGAGGCGTGGAAGATGGGCCTGAAAATCTACGATCCTGCAACCCGGCTTGAGCTAACGCCTGACGAAGCGCGCGCCGCGGCCCTGGACAAAGCATCGTACGATCAGAACTACGAGTGCGCCTTCAATGACGAGAACATGGCGCTGCTTACCAATGCGGTCATCTCCGCATGTGAATATCCGGCGGACATCGACCATGGGACATCGGAGTGCCGCATCTGCCGTCAGGATTGGAGCCGCGATGCGCTGGAATTCCTGAGCGCCTGCCGGGGACCGCTCGGCATCGGCCTGGATGTGGGTCGCACCAGGGACATCACGGTCATCACCGTGGGTGAGAAACTCGGCGGGGTGATCTTCACGCGGGCCATCCTGCGCATTAGCGGGATGCGGCTTCCAGATCAACTGGAGCGGCTCAAGCCTGTGCTGAAGATGACGAACTTCGGGCGTCTCTCCGGCGATGCGACTGGGCTGGGGCTCGGCCTGGTGGAATTCGCTCAGGAAGAGTGCGGCGCGTATCGCGCGGAAGCGGTGCAATTCTCCAGTCGCGAACGGCGAACGGTGCGCGGGATCCGCCAGGCGGACTCGGCATTGGTTACGGAACTCATGGCGCTCGACTTACTCGAAGTCTTCGAGAGCGGCGCAATCCGCATCCCGTGCGAGACGGCGCTGCGGGAGAGCCTGCGCAAGCCGGAGCGAATCACCAATGCCGGCGGAGTCCGCATCGCCGCGACTCGGGACGAAGCCGGCCACGCGGACGAATTCTGGAGCGTCGCCCTGATGGTGCGGGCGCTGAAGGGCGGCGGGAGTGCCTTCGCCTACGACGCGACCGAAGATTTCGCAAGACCGGGGGAAAAGTCCATTGGGCTCTGAGCAGTAACCAAACATTCATCCACTTACTCACTTGAAATCCAAACTCTCCATTACCGCCGCGCCGCGCCAGAAATCGCGGCGCGCTCCCAAGACCGAATCCATGGTCAGCGCCGATGTCGTGCAACTGGCGCTGCGGTCACGGTTCAATCCATTGCGCGGCCTCACCCCGCAGTTGCTCTCGGTTTACCTGGATAACTTCCTGCTCGGCTTTGTGGGCAGCGCGGCGCTGGTCTGGGACCAGATCGAGAAGCGCGATGACGTCCTGCGCAACGTGGCCAGCAAACGCAAAAAGGCGCTGGCAAAGTACAAGCGCAAATCCTTCCAGCGCGACCAAAGCGCTGAGGCAGCCGCGCACGCACAGGCGCTGGATGAATTCTACGAGAACATCACGGTCGTCAATGCGCTGGACCAGAATGAGACCGGCGGATTCTCACTCCTCGTCCGCCAGATGATGGACGCGGTGGGCAAATACTACGCGGTGCACGAAATCGTCTGGCAGCCCGGCTCCGTGGGAGCTTCGCCGGAGCAAGCCCGGGATGGGATCCTCACCGCCGAGCTCCGGTTTGTGCCTCTCTGGTTCTTCGAGAATCGCTCCGGCAGGCTGCAATTCCTCAAGCTGCCGCTCGGTGGCGCGAATGGCGAGCCGCTCGAGCCCGGCGGATGGATGATCACCAAGGGCGATGGAATCATGGAGGCCTGTTCGATTGCTTACATGTTCAAGAACATGCCGCTGAAGGATTGGGTAAGTTACAGCGATAAGTATGGCACGCCGGGGGTCCTGGGACAGACCAATGCGGCGAAGGGGAGCGAGGCCGGTGAGGCGCTCAAGGCGGCGGTGGCGAGCTTCGGCCAGAATTGGTCGGGGGTGGTCTATGGGGCGGACGGGACCATCAAGGAGCCGATCTCGCTGATCACAGCGCGCGGGGAGGGGACGCTGCCCTTCCCGCCGCTCGTGGAGCGGATGGACCGCGCGCTGGCCTCGCTCTGGCGCGGGTGCGATCTCTCGACGCTCTCCGCGGATCATCAGGGCGCGAGTGTCCAGGAGGGCGAGGGCGACCTGCTCCTGGAAGACGACGCGGCCATGATCAGCGAGACGCTGCAGCTTTATATCGACCGCTGGGTGATCTGGCAGAAGTTCGGGACTGCGCCGCTGGCATACTCGCGCATCGTCGTGCCGGAGGCGCGGAATGTGAACCTGGACCTTAAGATCGACGACCTGTTGCTGAGAGCCGGCGCGCGGATGGGGGAACGGGAGCGTCTGGAGTATTACGGCAGGCCCTTGATCGAGCAGGACGACCTGCCGCTCCACAATCCCGTCACGATTACCGAACGGATCCAGGACATGGAACGGGATGCCCCGGTGCAGACAGCGGATCTGCCGAATGACTTACACAAGTAAGCAAAGGCTTCGAAAGAAAAACAACCTATGAATACCACACTACTGATCATCCCGTTAATCCTGTGCATCCTGTCAAAATTCCGGGCAAGGAGACGCGGACTCATCAATCTCGCGAACGAGGCGCGGAACGTCGCGGTGACGCTCTTCCTCCCCAACCAGCTCTCAGCAGCCGAGGAGGGGAAAGACCATTGGGTGCAGCTCTCGCCGTTCGGGGATTTCGCAAACCGGACGGGCAACACCCGGGTGATCCAGCGCTTTCGCCGCGAGGATGCGGAGCAGATTTGCAATGACTTCAACGGCGTGACACGGCGGATCACGCAGCCGCTAGGGATGCCATTCTACATTGGTCATCCGGATCACCCGGCATTCCGCAGCCAGCCTGGCCATGGCGATACGCGCAGCTATGGACGCGGGAAGGAGATGGCAGTGCGTCACGAGGCGAATTGCGTTGCGTGCCATGCCTTCGCCAACGCGGAGGGCGCCGATACTGCGCCGTGCGCGGAGCACGGTCTCTTTGTCCGCATGGAATGGAACGACGACGGCCGCCACCTGCTCGCGAACCAAAGCTTTCACGGCCATAGCGTCAATTGGGCGGCCATCCCTGGCGGAATGGAAGGCGGCGTGCAGGTCTATCGCCCGATCAAGGTGAAGAGCGCCGGGTTTACCAATGAACCAAATATCCCCGTCCGGCCCGCGTCGCTGGCAAATAGCACCAGTGATGGCGTGGAGTCTCCCGCGCTGCCGGTGGTGCCATCGCGGCTGAAGCTCCTCGCCGGCTTCAAGGAAGATGACGAGGTGACGATGGAGGATATCATCGCCGCGCTGGAGAAGGCCCATCCGGTGGATAAAGCAAACGAGGCGGCACTCGCGGATCTGGAAACGCAACTGGCCAATGAGCGCCGTGCTCGCGCGGTGAACATCATCGATGGGCTGGTCCGCTCAGGGCGCGTGCTTACCAGGGAGCGCGAGGCGTGCATCCAGCAGCTATGCAACGCCGGCGCGGAGTTTGATCAAAAAGCCGCGGATCTCGCGAACGGGCGCATCGTGGTCAAAACCGAGGCGCGCACCAGTGGTCTCGCCGGCCAGCATGCAAAAGTGATCGAAGGCGAGCGCGAGCGGACCGCGCGCCTCCAGGAGTTGATGGACGCCAGGCAGCGCGACTTCCCCAACGAGACTTACGAAGACCGCTTCCGCGCGGTGGCAGGTTCCAACGAAGGCGCGCAACTCTTCGCGCAAATGCAGCGCTCCGGCGCGGAGGAATAACCAAAGCCATGGAACACGATCCACGGCGCATCCAGGAGAAGGTGGATGCGGGACTGACACTGGAGCAAGCCATCGAAGTATTGGACCGCGAGGCCGCCGCAAAGCCTCGCGATCAAGAAACCGAGAAGCGACAGCAATCACTTTGCCGGCGGAGCAATGAAGCTACGGCGGCAGCCGGCGGGCAGGCACGGGAAACCGCGCGGCCCGGACGGAAAACCAGGGACAAGCGTCCCAATCCAAAACCAAACAAAGGAGATACAAACCAATGATCCACTCGATCATCGCCGGCATCACGCTTCTGCTCATCCTTGCAGCGGCGGGCGCAGTGCCAGGCAGAATCAAAGCAAACGGGAAACGCGGCATCCGGAGTCGAATCATCGACCTCGCCAATAACGCCATCCTGGTCAGCATCACACCAAAGGGCCGCGCCACCGCCGTCGCGGACGCGCCCTTCACCAGCCGCTACCTGATCGCAAAGCGCGGAGCGAACTATTACAGCATCGCGATCGCGGGCCAGGGAGATACGCCCTACGGCGTGGTGCCTGACATGACGCCCACCACGGACACGGACCTCAGCTACCCGCTCCCGGTCAATATCCTGGGTCTCAACGAAGACACGGAACGAATGATCGCCAGCGGCGCGATCAACATCGACGACCTCATCACCACGGACGCAGCCGGACAGATCAGGAGCATCACGCCCCTGCCCGCGGGCACTTACTGGGTGGTGGGCAAGGCAAAGACCGCCGCGGTGGCGCAGGGCGATCAGGTGGAGGTCATCCCCTGCTTCCCGTACCAGAAGAAGGTCGATATCGCGGCATAGGCAATAACTAAAACCGAACACAGAAAGCAAAGCTATGAAGTGCAAATACTATATTAGTTCACTCTTACTCATTGCGTTGATGGCCATCCTGGTCATCTCCGCCCGGCCGGTGCGCGCGGCGCAATACGACATCATCTATGCGATCCGCTCGAGCGGCACCGGCGCCGTGCTGATGCCATACCTCGGCGCCAGCGGCACATGGGGTGTGCTTTCCGGCACCAGCACCAATGGCGTGGTGCAGACCACCGGCTCCGGCCTCACGGTAAACCAAGGCCTCCAGCTCAGCGGCACCGCGGCCATCGCCGCGGCCAGCGGCACAAACGCACTGCCAGCGGGCATTCTCGGTCTCAGCAGCTCCAACACGCTGGCCATCTCGACCGGCACCGGCCTGGGATTCCGGAACGCCCCGTAAAAGCCGGAATCAACCAACCAAGGAAATAACAAAGAAAATCATGAAAAGCAAAATCACGACCGGGCTGCCCAGTTACGACCAATTCATCGCGATGAATCGCGCGGCGCGCGAGCGCATCGCGGGGATCGAGGCGGAGCCGGGGCCTCTCCTGGCAAACGAAGGGACGTCGATCCAGCCGGGCGCCGTCTATCTGGCAAACGAGTCGGTCTTCACGCAGCAGTACTTCGACGAGCCGCTCACCAATTACGCGGTCGGATGGAAGGATCCGAATAACATCGAGCAGACCCTCGAGTTCTTCGCCCCCAGTGTGCCGGTGCCGCGCCGGTTCACTTATAAGTCATGGACCAACATCCAGGAGTTCCTGTCCGAAGGGACCTATGACGATCTGCGCGCCATCGGCGGCGAATTCCCAACCGTGAAGTACACCGGGACCGAAGTACACGCCCGCACGGATAACCGCGGCCTCCGCATCCGCGTGGATCTGGATGAGGTCGCCGATCCCAATAGCGCCCTCGCAGGCGGCATCCCGGCCTACCAGGCCAGGATCGTGGAGAAGCTGAAGCGGCGCATCCTGCGAAACTCCCTGCGGCGCGCGATCACGCTCCTCTCCGCAGGCGCGACGGTGACGGCGAAGACCTGGAACGGCACCGCCGGCCAGGATCCCGATAACGACGTGCTCCAGCAGCTCGTCTCCGCGACGACACAATCCGGCATCCGCCCGAACCGTGTCGCATGGGGCGATACCGCGTGGTCCAAGCGTGTGCTGACGCATCGCGCCCAGAATGACGCCGGTGGCTATGCCAGCGCGGGCCTTACGCCGGAGCAGGTGGGGATGTTCCTCATGGCCCAGGCGTACGTCAGCCGGGAGCGCTTCTCCACGGCGGGCGCGGGCCTCGCCGAGATCGTGGGCAATCTCGTCTTCATGTTCTACGCCCTCGAGGGCCAGGACACGGAGGATCCGTCGAATATCAAGCGCTTCTACAGCGTGACTGACTCCGGCGGGCCGTGGCGCGTCTATGTCCAGCAGGTGACCAGCAAGCTGGTCGATATCACCGTCGAGCATTACGAGCTGATCAAGGTGACCAGCCTGCTCGGGATCAATCAGTTCACCATTAGCTGACCAATTGGGTGGCCGCCGCGCCGCGGGTGGGGGTTCCCGCGCGCGCGGCGGCATGGCCCGCGAAGAAGAGAACTTGGTAAGGCAGAAGCAAGAATACCGTCATGAGTAACTGGACATCCATCACGATCGATTCCCTTAAGGCAGCCGGGCATGGCGCCATCGTCAATGCCGCGCAGACCGCCGGCGCCGGCAGCGTGGACCCGGTTGCGGAGAGCATCGCGGACGCCGTGTCGCGAGTGCGCGGAGCATGCTCCGCAGGCAATCAAATGGATGCGAATGCCACCTCGGTGCCGAATAGCGTCAAAGGCCTGACCATCCGGATCGCCCTCTACGCACTGATGGACCGCATCGGATTCCCGCTCAGTGAAGATCAGCGAGAGACGCGGCGGACGGATAATAGTTATCTCCTGCGCATCAGCGGGGATAAGTTGAGATTCGAGCAGCCGGACAGCGCGGCCGGCAACGCCGAGATGCAGCCTGGGACGGACATGGACACCGTCACGCGCACCAACCGGCTGCCATACACGCGGGAAGGGATGGAGGGCCTGCTGTGAGCTTGCAGCGCTTTCAATTGGATGTAGCCGCGCGCCTGGAGGCGGCGCCGTTCTTTGCGTGCATTCCGGTCTATGTTTACCGGGCCCGCACGGCGTTGACGGCTGCGCAAATCCAGGACCAGATCAATGCCACGCTCGGCGCGCTGGCCACACAGAACGGCAAGGCCGGCCTCTGCGCCACGGTATTGATACCGACGCTCGATACCCAGAAGCAGGAGCTCCCGGGGCCGTATCTTCACCTCAAGTGCATCATCCGGGTGCAGGAGAATGTAATGGTGAACATGGGTGTGAACGGAACGCAAATCCCATGCGAGGATGTCGCGATAGCGGTGGCGCAATTACTCCATCTATGGACTCCCGGAGGGACCGCGGGCATTCTCCGGGTTGCTCCGGAGACCATCACGCCGAACAGCAAATTTGAAGGCAGGGTGACTTACGATGTGATGATCGAAGGGGAATTGGAACTCGCTTTCCAGGGGAAAACCGCGATGCCTTTCATCACGGCGAGTGGATCGGAAATTGTGATCGCCTGCGCCGATAATGTCGCCTCCATCTATTATACGCTGGATGGTTCCGCGCCATGGGCGGGGAACGAATCGTACGAATCCACCGCGCAGCTCTACAGCGCGCCATTCGCGGCGCCCGCCGCAGGCACCTTGATACGCGCTGCTGCTTTCAACGCTGCATTGGCCGGCAGCGATATCCATTGGCTGCAACTCTGACGGAGATACCATATTTATGAGCATCCCACTCCGTATCCACGGTCCCGCGATCGTCCAGTTCAAGGGCGTGAGTTACTATTTCAAAATGGGCCTGAAGGGGGCCATCAAGCGATCCCTCGCAAAGATTGAGGTGGATGCTTTTGGGCAGATTGCGGAGGTCGCCAGGGATTGCGTCGTGGAGTTTAGCGGCACACCGGCGGGGGCGATTCGCGCGCCGGACCTCGCCGCCCAGATGCCTTATCTGCCATCAAGTATCGGGCAGAGCATCTTCGGCGCCACGGACGCGCCATTGACCATCCACACCATGAATGACGCCGCTGCGATCACGTGGCAGCGCGGCGCGATCTCGAAATACGCCCCCATCCTTCTGAGCGCAACCAGGGGAACTATCTATCAGGGCGACATGACTTTCTCATGTCTCATGGCGAGTAATTTCAATCCTACCAGTAACACCGCGTGAAAGAATATCGCGCAAAGCGCCTTTGCCGATACCAGCTTTGATCCTGCCACCATTCAACCCGCTGAGTACAGCGCCGCATGGGGCGCCACTGCGCCTTACAATAGCATGATCGCGCAGGACGGCTTCCTGTTGAGCCCGGCGATCGTCACAGAAAACATCAGCGTCGATAACTACGGGATTATCGACATGGCGCTCAAGTCGGTCAGCGGAATGGTCCGCTTCAAGCCGGCGAATCTCACAGAGGCGCAGCTCGACGCATTGATCAGCCTGCAAGGCGCTGCCGCGCTGCTTCCCGGCACTGTCATTGGCGATGGCGGCAGCGACCTTGTGATAAGTAGCAATCGGCTGGTGGCCACGCTCAAGATGGCCGGGGCCGTGGATTACGGCCTCCTCTACGCCACCGGGCGTCTTCGCGCGGGAGAGGTCGCATTCGGCGCGGCAACGACATTTGCCAGCGGTGCGCCCAATCCCATTTTCACTTTCACCGTTGTCTAGGAGTTACCCATGCTCATTTCGATTGGAAATTATGCGCTATGCGATGGCACCCGCACCGGAGGGGTCGGTGTCACGCGATTGCGGTTTCGGGTGCTGCGGAAAATCCAGACCGCGCTGATCTTCCGCGCGGAGGAGGTCGAGACCTTTGATCGCGGAAACCGTGAGACAGAAGTGACCTTCGAGGTAAGCCGCACTTTCCTGAATCAGGAGGCCGCGGACGTTTTCATCCTCCAGCACGAGACCACGCTGCCGAGCGTCGGCATCGTAACTTTCACCGCCTTCCTGCCGAATGGGCAGAAGGTAGCGCGCTACCTTGCCGGAGGAAAAGTGCGCAGCCACGAGCTGGTGGAGCAGATCGGGGTCACCACGCGGCACCAATACTCGATAGTCGGTGGAACGATTCAGGCGACGATTCCGAGTAACTAATGAAACAAACTAATCCAATGCGGAGTGTGGATTGCGGAACGCGGTTTGTCGGAGATGGCAAGCCAGCCATCTGCCTTCCATGCGCAATCCGCATTCCGAAATCTGCAATTCTCTGACCTATGGCTACCTTTCAAACACAAATCATCCGCATCCAGGCGGACACCACCAGCAAGGATAACGTCCTCGATCTCAATACCAGCGCCGAACCGGAGGCCTGGTGGGCACGCGATCTTACCATACAGGTCGGCGTCTTTGCCGGGGCGGCGCTCCTCGATGTCAGCGATCTTCAAAGCGTCTCCGTTTATCTCAAGGATCCGAGCAACCTCGATGGCGCGCCGCTTGTCGGCAAGAACATCACGACGTTTGATAATACGACCACGCTCACGACGTGGGCCGCGGGCACGCAGCAGCATTTCGTCGTCAGCTTCTCAGCGGATGATCTCTCTTTCTCATTGACTAATGCGCTTGCGGCAAATTCCGCGCAGCGGCTAGTCCATCTCTCCGTGGTGGCAATTACCACAGGGGGACAGACCGGTACGATCTGTGTGGGCTCCCTCAATGTGATCGACGACGGGGGCAACTCCCCTTCGAGCAATCCGGTGAATGCGGTGACAGTTGCTCAGGCGCAAGGGATGATCGCGGCGCTAGGCTGGTCGGGCGCGGCAGTAAATATCTCCGCTGCAGGCGCGACAACCATCTCCAATAGCCAGACATGGCTCACGGGACGGCAAGCTATCAGTGTCGGCGCCGGATCCGGAGCTTATGCGGCAAGCATTATCCTGGCGCACACCAATGCGATGGCCGGGGCTCTGCTAAGGCTGCCGATTGACCTGCCTGCGTCTGCCAATCCGACTATGAATATCTACGACGCTTCCGTCGAGGGGGCTCTGCTCCAGACCATCACCAATCCGAGTCCCGGTCGGACGGCGAGCTTCCTGTTCCAAGCCGGGTTTGACGGGACCAACTGGCACAAGGAAGCGGGTGTGTGGGCCTGATGCCGCGCGTGGAATCCCCGCAGACATATCCAACCGATTAATTTATGAAATCCATTGTACAAAAATTACTCGCCGCTATCGCGGCAGCCACCATGCTTCTTTTCGTCTGCGCCCTTGCGCCGCGGGCTACGCTCGGTGATCCCCCCGCGAATACCTACTATCCGCTATTCGGAGCATCCAGTCTGGGGACTCTAACCAGTGGCACAACGTTGACGCTGACCCGTCTGGGCACATTGTCATCGTATCCGATGACGCTTGGCACTGGCGGCACCGCGAGTTACACGGTGACGCTGGTGCTCTCGGACTCGGGTGTCAACGCCGGGGATAAAATTGAGGTGCCGCTCACTTACCCTGCGTCATCCGGCGCGCAGAGCGTGATGGTCGTTGACGGCGGCACGGGGGGGACGTTGCTCCACAGCTCCACATGCACTGCGCTCGCAGGGAGCGCTGTGCTGGACTTCCTCAATGTCACGGGGACGGCCTGGAGTTATACGGCGAAGGGAGACTTGGGGACCAGGATGCTCGCCTCAGGCCTCCAGAGCGCGCTGCAGCAGCCGCTCAATTCAAGCAGCGGGCTGCTGACCGGCAGCGGCGTGGCGTTCTACGATGCAGTCGCGGGCCTGACGGTCAATTCGTCCAGCCCGGGACAATTTACCCTTGGCGGAACACCGAGCGTGAGCGGCAGCGCGTCTGTGAGCGGCAGTGCATCCCAGAGCGGAACGGCATATGTCGTCAGCAACGCGTCAGGGACGATTTCGCCGGGTTTATCCATCGCGACCAACACGAACTCCCTAGTTTCCATTTTCGGCGCGAATCTCCGCGCGGACTGGTGCGCCAGCCAGGCGCTTGGCACAGGGACGGGAGCATCCGCCGCCATGACGACGGGCACGGTGGTGACGAATTGGGCCGACTTGAGCGGCAACGGTTACACCGCGACGGGCACCAGCGGTTTCACCTATGTGGCGAGCAGCCCAAACGGGCAGCCGGCATTAATGGCGAGCGGCGGCCAGGTGCTCTCGACCAGCACGGCGATTCTCACCAATACCTGCACCATCTATGTCGCTTATCTGCCGCTGATGACGGGGACCGCGGCGCCCAATAGCGTGGTGCTCTCCACGACGAATCAGCTCAACGGCGGCATCTGGTGCGGAGTCAGCGGCGGCGTGCCACAATGGAATACCTCGACCTCCAGTAATGGCGGAAATGTCGCCGCGGAATCCGGGCCGGGTGGGGTAATTGTGACGAGCATCACGCTGACGGGCACTGGCAATACGCCGACTACGTGCCAGGACGGAATCCTGGAGACCTTCTCCGGCCTGCTCAATCCGGGAACAGTGGGGCAGCCGTTGTATATCGGCAACATAGGGCCGACATTCGGACCATTCACCTACCCCTTCTATGGTTATATCTATGAGATTGCTGTGGTGAGCGGTACTGGCAGTCCGGCGGCGCAGACGTATTTCCTGAATAAGTACAAACCGACCGCTCTGCCGACATTGACCATCATCGCGGACTCAATCCGCAGCATCACGCCGAATAATGACTTCTCTCCGCAGGGCCTCAGTGCTTATTTGACCGGACGATGGGACATTCGCTCCGCCGCATATGGTGGGCATACCCTGTCGGAAGTGATGAATAACGGGATCGCGCCGACCATCCTGGCAACGCACGATATTCGGCACCCGGCGGAATATGCCCTGATGCCGATCTGTTCGAACGACATCTTTGCCAATGGGGAAAGCGGCGCCGCGGCGTACGCCAGTTATGCCGCACTCTCAGGCTCATTGAATTCGGTCGGGATCCGTCCTGTGTGGGAGTCGGTGTTGCCGCGAAATTCCGCGCCGTATGATGCGCAACGGGTGATCTTCAATAACCTGCTGCGCAGCAACTGGCGCGGCAACGCAGCCGGATTCGTGGATTACGATAACAACTGCCAGACCATCCCCGGCTACGGCATCAGCATGAGCGCGACTGCTGCGACGAATAACACTGCGCTCTACTCGGATGGCATCCATCCCACCGCGCTGGGGAACGCTTACCTGGAACCGGTGGAGGCTGCGGTGATCAACGGGCTGAATCCAAAGCCAGAGCCGCTGCCGGTGCCGACCGGAGCGGGGCAGATGCTGGTGAGCGGCACGACTCCGTATGCGCAGGGTGCGTGGGCAGCGGCGGCGCCTGGCGGCAATGTTGCCCTGGCGAACGATGGAAGCGGGATCGTCACGCTTCAAGGCCGCGGCACGCTTGCGGGGATGATCGCATCATCGGAGGTCTCCAATGGGATGAAGCATTGGTGGGCGATGAGCAACAGCCTGACAACGGACCTCATCGGGGGCGCGAATCTTGCAAATTCCGGCTTCACGACTGGCACCAATATCAATGGCGGCTGCGGAGTGTTCAATGGCGCCAGCTACTTGCAGGCGCCATCGTCTTACGCAGCCGGAGGGACGAGCTTCACTTGCACATTCTGGTTCCAGGTCGCATCGACTTCAGGGAATCCCTATCTCATTTGTGAGCGATACAATGGATCGTCTTATGGTTGGGACTGCGATATTACCAGCAACGCACTGCGTGCGGTGGAATACTCGAACGGCCAATTCTATACGGTTACCAGTGGCGCCATCACCACGAACACGCCGCACTTTGGAGCAATTGTCTTCAACCAGGCAGCCAATACATTGACGATCTATCTCGATGGCGTTGCCACTGCGACAACCACTGTCGGTTCGTATGTCGCCTCGGGTTATCCTCTGGTCGCAGGGGCGTTGCCGGCCTACAGCTCTGGCTATTTCACCGGGCAGGAGTGGGAGGTGCGAGAGTATCCTGGCGTCGCGCTCAGCAGCGCGGCCCTGATGTCGCTATACATGGGGGGCACGGCGAATGGCATTGTCTCGCAGAATCTCTACATGACTGGCACTGCCTCCGCCCCTGCAAATAGCGGGACGGCGACCGCATGGGGCGCGATCACCAGCGGGACTGCGACTTACAAGCTACCGTTGTACCAGTAACACGGGATTGATTGACATGACTGAGGATACTGAACCCGCAATTCCCGCCACGCCCCCGCCGGATGTGGTCGTATCGGTCGATCCCGCGCCTTCCGAGCGCGAGAACGCTACCATGACCGAGATCGCCAGACTGAGCGCGCTCGTGGATAAGTTACAACGCACCCCCGCAGCGCCTTCACAAAGCGGAGAAGCGGCACATGGAGATATCCTCTGCCGCATCGAGCGTCTGGAAAGCTGGGTTGCCTCTAACAGGCTGCCGTAAGTCAAAGTCGAGAGCATCCCATGTCATTCACGCTCCAGATAGGCGACGGCGCACCCCGGCTATTCTCAGACCTTGGCCTTAGCGGCCTCCGACGGAGGCAGCGCAGCCAGCAGGCGGGGAGTTTCTCGTTCACTGCCGACGGCGTCCTGATGGATGGCAATGCCCTGGCGGTGGAGGGAACGCTTTGCATTGTCGCCTACAGTGGCACTCCCTACTTCAGCGGGCGCTTGCATCAGATCCCTCGCAAGGGCTCGGGCGGCGCGGAGAGTATCGAGTATGAGCTGCTCGACGCATGGCACGACCTGGAGCGGAACGTCTATCAGCAACAGTGGAACGTCATCACCAGTGCCGATGAGAGCGGCAATCCCACCCTCGCCGCGGAGTACCGCAGCGAGTGCATCCTCGGCATGGACCTCAATGGCAATGCGCTGACCAACGGCCAGGTCATCCAGCAGATCGTGGCATGGGGCATCAGCGTGGGCGCATATTGCCAGTTGGGGACGATCGGCGTCACCGCGCCGGTTCCTTTCGACGAAGTGACCGATCTGCCATGCGCGGAGTGTATCCGGAAGATGCTGCGCTGGTCGCCGGACGCTGTAGCATGGATGGATTACTCCACCGTCCCGCCCACCTTCAATGTAACGCGGCGTGGAGATTGTATCCCGGCATCCATTCCCTTTGCCGGCGCCGTGGAGAGTGTTCAGATCAAGGCCCTGCCAGACCTTATCGCGCCAAGTGTCGTCATCCGGTACCTGCAGGAAAACAAGGTCGATGGCGCGCCCGCCGTCGTCGTGATCCCGGACGTATGGCCATCCGGAGCGAGCGGCACGGAGTACGGCGCGCTGGTGCAAAGTGTGCGGCTCGCCGGGAGTAACTCCACATACCAGAAGCAGCCCGTCGTCGCGACGCCCATCCCCACAGACGACAGCGCCAATGCCGGCAGTGACACGGGCGGAGGCGGCCCGTCCGACGATCCCACCATCACCTGGTGGCGGAGAAAGGTGGCGTGGCTCCAGCCATTCTCCGCGGACCGCCTTGCGATCACCAATGTTTACGGCATCGTCGACTCGGGGCAACTCGACCCCAGCGGAGACGGGTCGCCGCTTGACGATGATATATCCCTGTATCCCAATGAGCTCACCAGCGGCAGCGTTGCCGCGTGGATGGGTTGCACGGTTGGCGCCACCACGTGGAGCGCTCTCGCGACTTACAGCTATCCGGATACGCCGGATAGCGAGTCGCAGAGGGCGCTGGGGGTTTTCGGTCCTGGATCCGGCGGCGGCAGCGAGAGCGCGCAGGTCTATATCGCATGTCATGCGCGGGCGACCAATGCGGTGACGCAGACTTATGCGCAATTGACGAGTTACTTGCAGGCCGAGCCGGTGCCATCGGGCCTCGCGGAGTATCTCTACAACAGCCTCGCAACATTGCAGTACGATGGCGCTTACACCATCATCTCCCAGGAGGTTGGCGCGTGGAAATTGGGCGCCGTGCTCAATCTCACCGGCGGGCGCCCGGAGTGGAGCGGGATGAACGCGTTATTGCAGGAGATCACGGACGATCTCGATACCGGTCGCACGACGTTACGTTTCGGCGCTGCTGGGCATCTCTCCATGCAGGATCTCATGGAGCAGCTCCGCGCAAACCGAAGCCGCACCACCAGCACCCATATCAAGGAACGCCAGACCGGCGCTCCCGGTGATGCTCCGGAGGTCGATGGTCCGGCGCACACCGCCACCGGAGGCAGCAGCACCGCGCCTTCCGCCCCGGCATCCGGCGTTGCCACCCCGTTTCAGGTCGCCGGCTCCAGCGGCGCCAGCGATCTGGAGATCACGGTGAATGCTTACTCGTATCTTTTCAATAGCCCGGACATCGGAGATACGGCCAGCATCCTGTCGCTAGGCACAAGCCTCGGGGTGGACATCGGCGATTACGTCTGGCTGGAGGTCGATTACAACAGCGACCTGACCTTGAATGACGATCCTGTCATCGGCTCAGGCTCATGGCCGGCTGCCTCAGGAACCCTCCAGTATGATGTCGATAGCAGCGGCGATCAGCCATTTGTCAGCACATGGTATGTCCCCATCGCAAAGATCGTGGACCCAAGCGATCCCACTCCAGGGACTAACTTCGCAAGCCAGGATGGATCGCAGACCGGCAAGATCGTCCAGTTACTCAACACTCACCTGATCCTGACCGCGTGGGCCGTGGATGGCATGGCGGTGAATGTGCCCAGTGCATGGACCGGCACCGCATAAGCAAAAGATTCAACTTACTCACGAACTTTTCTCTGCAATGATCGCACCCGTTGAGCATGACGGATTCCCGTTCCCCATCCGCGAAGCAACCAGCACTTGGGATGGCGCGGACTTCACAGTGGATCAGGCGACGACCTGTGGGCCCGGCACCCGGTTCCCATGCGGGATGACATTGGAGCAGATGGTGCAGCTCTACTGGCGGGCGAAGGCTTTCAAGCTGACGGCGAGCGCGAGCGCCAGCAAGTATGGGGTGACGAGTTTTGGCCGGAGTTTTGACGATCTGAGCTGGAATGAGCTGGATACGCCCACGAGCGGGCTGGAGTATTACCAGATGGGAGTAAGTCCGGAGGATACGCCGCTCCTTTACCCCAATGGCCAGATGGATCATGACGTCCCGTGGGTAATCGTGGTGCCAGCCTACCAGATATTCGATACTCAAGGCCTCGCTACAGTGACGATCCCGACGACGTATAGCGGCGGCACTGGCGAAATGGTGGAGGCAGGCGCGGCACTGGAGCTGCGGCTGTTCGAGTTCGGTGCGATGCGGATCGGTGCGAGCTGGTACCCGAGTATCGAGCTCACGCTGCAGCCGGCAAGCGGCGCCGGATATCCCTGCGGCGTTCTCGGTCTCTTTTCATCCTCGGAGGCGAATCCATGATCGATATCGGCGGAGATAGTGACCTCTTGATTTATCTCTCGACGAATGCCTTCAAGGTGCGGGCCAGTGCGCCCGCTTCCGATCCAGCGCCGGTGGTGACGGGTTATCTTACGCTCACGGGCCTCGCCGGGGATGCGCCGCCGCACATCCCGATCTATGGGCTGGGGATCAATACTCCGGCCGGGGAAGCGCAGATTTTCCCGGATGTTACCGGCTTGGTCACGGCGGCGCTGACGGTGACGAGTTTCTGGACTTACGACGGGCTCTACGACGCCGCGACCGGAGCATGGGTGGGCCCATAG